CAAGGAAAACAATATATTAAAACAAATAATATAATAAAACTTGAAAAAAATATAAATAAACTACACAAAAGACTTGCTAATATCAGAAATAACTATAATCATAATATAACTGCTGATATAGTAAATATGAACCCTCAAAGAATAGTAATAGAAGATCTAAACATTAAAGGCATGATGAAAAATAAACATCTATCTAATGCAATAGGAAAACAAGGGTTATATGAAATAACTAGACAACTTGAATATAAATGTAAATTTAAAGGAATTGAATTAATAAAAGCAGATAGATTTTTCCCAAGTAGCAAAACTTGTTCTAATTGTGGACATATTAAAAAAGACTTAAAATTAAGTGATAGAATATATATTTGTCCTGAATGTGGTACTGTAATTGATAGAGATTTAAATGCATCTATTAACTTAGCAAATTATAAAACTGAACAATAATCATTAGCAAGATTAGTTCGGTATGTAGGGAGGTTTAACCCCGACTTTATGCTCTTGGAGAATTACACCAACCCAAGTAGCTTAGGCAAAAGGGAATTCGATGAAGAGAGAACCTTGTTTAATTGGAATATGTTCTGTTATACAAGGATTAAAACAGGACTTGGATAAACTTTCAAGTCTTTTTTATTTTTAAAAATTTATTAAACTTTTTTAAATTTATCTATTGACAAATAACATTTATTAATATATACTATAAGTATAATAAATAATAAGTAAAGGGGATTTGAAAATGAAATATTTTAAAAATGTAAAAGATTTAAAGGATTTAAAGAAACAATTTAAAAAATTAGCTATGGAATATCATCCAGATAGACCAACAGGAAATGCAGAAATAATGAAAATAGTTAATAATGAATACGATGAACTTTTTCCAATTTATAAAAACAAAGAAAATACTTTTACTAATGAAACTGCTGAAAGCACAAGAAGTGAATTTTATACTCAAAATGGTTGGAAAGGTGATAAATACGATAGAAATTTAGATATTAAAACAATAGCTAAACTTATTAGAGAACAACTTAAAAAAGAATTTTCAGACTGTAAATTTAGTGTTAGAAAATCAGAATTTTCTGGTGGTTGTAGTTTAGACGTTACAATTAAAGAAACTTCTAAAAATATATATGCTGATTTAAATAATAATATAATTAATTATCAAATTGGTAATGCTTATCATGAAGAACTTTCAGAATATGGTAATAAATTAATAACTAGAGTATGGGAAATAATAGATCAATATAGATTTTCAGATTGTGATGGACAAATAGATTATTTTCATACAAATTTTTATCCAAGTTTAACACTTGGTGAATACGGAGAAACTGTTAAAGTCGTTGAGAGAAAACCAAAAACTACTAAAAAGAATACTAAAAAATCAGAAACAACAGTTAACAAAAATGATAAAAATAATTTTGAAGTAGTTGAAAATATAGAAAAACATGGTATAGAATTATATTTTAATAGCATACCTGATGCAGATTTTAGAAATTTATTAAAAACTAATGGTTTTAGATGGAACAGAAGTAAAAAATGTTGGTATGTTAAAAAATCAGATAAGATCATAAATTTTTTAAACTCTTTACAAGGTGAACAGCTACCAGCTTAAACAAAAGTGTAAAACTTAAAGGATTTGAAGAAAATTTCAAGTCCTTTTTTTAATGTAGCTTTTTCATAAACTTTTTTAGCTTTAACAAAATAGAGAAACTTTTTGACTTTAACAAAATGTATAAACTTTTTGATCCAATTATAGAAAAGTAAAAAAAAATATAGATTAACAAATTATATAAAAATTTTACAAGTATTATATTAATTTAACATTTTTGATAAACTTTTTAGTGTTAACAAAATAGATAAACTTTTTTAATTTTAACAAATTTGATAAACTTTTCAAGTCCTTTTTTTATTTTTAAAATTTATTAATTTTTTTAAATTATCTGTTGACAAGTAACATTTATTAATATATAATGTAAGTATAATAAAGTTAATAAAAGGGGGAAACAAAATGATGTATTATTTAAATAATGGTGAAATAGTTCAAAGAATAGAAGATTTAGAAAACGTGCTAGATGAAAGTACTTATAAAGCAGTTGAAGGATTAAGCAATGAATATATTTCAGAAGCTACAGATAATTTAGAATATTACAAATATGAAAAAGAACATTATGAATTAAGATTTGAAGATGCTAAAAGCCAATTATTTGATGCACAAAGATTAGTTGAAGATTTAGAAGAATATTTAGCAGATAGCAAAAGAATTAATAGAAACAAAATAATTGAATATGTAAAAGATTTAAGTAAAATTATAGAAAATGGAATAGATGCATAGGAGGTAAATAAAATGAAAGATATTAAAGTATTAACAAATATTCAAATATGTAATGGTTTTATAAATCATGTAGGATTATACAAAAATTACATGGTTATAATAGATAGTGAAGCAGGAAATAACTGTTATATAACTGAAGATTATCCATATAAAGATTTAAAAGATTTCGAATATATAGATTTTAGAATAGAATCAAATTTTGATATTATAAAAAGTTTTAGATTTAATATTGATTTTGAAAATACTACAGAGGATCAAATGAAAGTGTATACTAAGCGTGCATTAAAACATATAGGGTTATAGAAAATGTAAAGGAAGTTTAAAAATAGACTTCCTTTTTTTATTGCTATATAGGTATACGGGAACGTACAAAATATTTTTCAGAAGTTGAAGTTTATATTTAAAATTTTTAACGATAAAAATCTTAAAACTTGGAGTTAGTTCTGGAAACCAAAAATAAAAAGTTAACTGATTAAAAATTATTTTTACATTTATTAATATTTTATTGCATTAATTATTATAAGATGTTATAATATAAGTATATAAATTAATAAATATAAAGGAGTTGTTATAAATGAAAAGAAATATAAACAATTTAGTAAAAAGATATGAAAAATTAGAAGAATTAGAAAATAGCGTATCTAATGAATATTTAGGAAATTCAAGTTTTTATTTATTACCTACAGGGCAATACCTTAATACAATTTGTGATTATGGATGCAGATGCCAAGATCATAGAGTTATATTTGGAGCAACTAGAATAGATGTATATGATAATAATGCCTTTGGAAAGTTACAATGTAATTATCAAATAGTAAGAGTCGTTCCTGAATCTAATATATTAATGATAGATAAAAAGCAAAAATTGACTTATGAACAAAAACAAGAAATAAATAATTTAATAAATTATTATAATTTTGAAGTTGAATATTATATCGATTAATTTACAGATAGAAGGATTAATATTAATCCTTCTTTTTTTATTGCCTAAAAATAAATAGATCAACTAATTTAATATTTCAATCTGTTATTAAAAATCCCTTTATATTTCCATTGTAAGGCGTTTTATTATCTGTTTAATATAGCTAATCAATAATATATATAATCTTTTTATACTTGAAATATCAAGAGATTTTAATATAACGCTCTAATTTAAATTTTAAAGATTAAAGGTATAAATACATTAAGAAGAAAATAAAACCCGTTAAAATGGAAATATGAAGGTCAAAATAATTATTATTTAAAATTATTAATTAGTTATAAAATATGATCTTATTAAAGGATCATAAAATTAGATAAATAAAAAAAGAGTTAGAAATAAATCTAACTCCTAAAGTAAATTATATATTTAATTAAATTTAACGTCTTTTAATTCGACTAAATTATT